TTAGGGAAGCGCGGGGCGAGGGGCTTGCGGTTGGGCCATAACCAAGACGCCGTCCAGGGAGACCCCTGCAATTTCCCCTCCGGTATCCCCCCAGCGTTCAAATTCTCCCGGGGCCAGCTCCACAACGTCGGCCGGCATCATGCCGCCATGCCACTCCAGGGTATAAAAGCCGGCTTGGGACGGGCTGTAGAATCGTTGTACAGACATCGCGCTCTCCTAAGCGGCCTAGCGGCCGTATGCTTCATATCGGACGACGACGCCCCAAGGGGTGGCCGAAGAAGAATTGCCTCGAACAACCGTAAACCCCGTTTTGGTCAGGCTGTCAGGCTTCACAGATGCGCTAACCTGGGTCGGCGCGCTTGTTTCTACCGTCAGCTGTAAAGAAAGACAGTTGGCCAGGAATGCGTTGGCGAACGTGACACTGGCATCCAAAAACGAATTTGCGGGGACCACTACCAACGGCACGATCCCCCAGTTACGGATCATCCCGCCGGGCATGACATCGTAGCCGTTGAACGTAGCCGAATAGTTCCCTCCCTGAAACGCCGCGCGCAGAGAGGCAGGGCTAACGGTGACATCGTCTCGCAGAAACGCTTGCGCCTCGGCCGATGTCGCGCGCCGTGAGATACCAGAGATAATTGTGGATGCCGTAGGCACGGCAATGCCCGAGCTAACCACCAGAATCCAGGCTCCGTTGCCGTTGTTGGCAGTTCCATCCCACTGCACCCAACAAATACTGCCGGCGGCGATGTCTCCAGCGCGCAACTCACCGTAATCATTGCCCAGCAATGGCCGCGCGGTGAGACCGTCCGGCGCGAACGTGGACGCGCCCGAATTGGCATCCTTGGCCTTGAAGCGCAGTATCTGACCACTGACCAGGGCCGTGATTCGCGGCACGTAGGCGGCGCGGTAGACATTCGCATCACCCGAACCAATCGCATAGTTGGAGTGCGCGCTACGGTCTATCAACCGTTGAATTCCAGCCAAGACTTGCTCATCGTTGTCCGGGTCAATCGGCACTCCGAGAACAGTGGCCACGGCGACGAGTTCGCGTAGCCAAGAGTTCATTAGGACGGATGTCACCATCGCTCCAGGGCGTCCCGTCGTAGGGTCCCCAGGAGTGAACTCTCGGGTGCTGGTTTCAGGATGCCTCATGCTCTGCTTTCCTCATAATCGAACGTAACAAACGTATGTGCGGGCTTTAAGTCTTGGAAGTAGCTTTCGATCACCGCGTCACTGAATGACAGCAACGCTTCATCGACTGAAGACATGTCCACGTAGAACGGGAAGGCACGCACATTCCCCCCTTTGACAGACACCCTCCAGACCCACACCACGTCCGTCTCATAGAGAATGTCCCGGTCCACGTGGCTGTAATCCACAAAGAATGGTTCAAACTCGGTAATCTCGACTTCGTAGCCCAGCCGCCTGGCCAAGCTCTTGAAATAGGGAATGGAAAGCCCGCCCAGCTCTTGCAGCTTAGCCAGGACGGCGTCCAAGCGCTGCTGGCGGTTGGCACCGTCCGCAGGCGTCAAGCCGCATACCCGCTCCCAATCGGGTAGCGTGTCGACCGCTCCGAACGGAGTGACGCTACCCAGCACCCGGGCGGCGCTTTGCTGTACACGGTCCAAGGTGTCGCCCTCGGCCCCCAGCTCGCCGGCCAGCGCTGCACCTTGGAAGTCGTAGCTGCGCGGCGGCAGTAGCCGCGCCAAAAGTTGCCGATGCTTCATTGCATGGGTTCCACGGTGACGCTACCCAGGCGCAGCCATTCGATCACGTCACCATTGACAACCGGGACGACGTTGCTCGCGGGCGATGTGATTGCGCGGTCCACAACGCCGGAAACATTCGACACCAGAGCCTCGGCTTGACTGCGTACCCAAGTCGCACCGGGGGCAATGTTGGCAAACTGCGATACAAATGCACGCTGTATTGCCGCCTTGCCTTGCTCCAAGCTGATGTCACGCAGCGATGCACGCACGACCTGGTCAACGAGTCGCAGGTTCGGGGCAACCACCAGGAAGCTCTTGGCCGTCACGGGCCGCACATCGTCAATGTATGCGCGGACCCGGTTGATGGTGTCTTGTGACGGCAGGCCATCACCCGACACAATCGCAACGTCCACGGTCCCCACGCCGCGACGCAGCGGGTAGACGAACGCATCGGAAACCCCGTCCACTTCCATGGCCCAACGTCGATAGTCGTGACGATTTCCGCCTGCTGGCGGCCGGCGGATGAGGTCAAGCAACCGAGTCAATAGTTCAGTGTCCGTTTCCTGCGCAACGCCGCCACGCATAGATTGGAGCGTGGCGGCGCTATCCAGCCCGGCCGGCGCTACTTGAACGGTGGCCACCGCATTGTCCGCCGCGTTACCTGTCTCGCCCGCCGTCACCGCCTCGGCGGCAAACAGGCCAACGCCGGCTGCGGGCATTGGCTCGCGTGCTGTCACGCGATACAGCATGCCGTCGCCACGCTTGGCTTGCAGGCCCTCGGGAACCATAGTTCCTGCCTGCCCTTTGATGCGCAGGAAACCGCGCGCCGGTACGGCGTGCTTGAGACTAAGGCCCCGCACGGCTGCATGCATGTACAGATACTCCTGATCGGCAGTGTCAGGAAATATCTGGCGAACCATCCATGCTTGATGCTGATACAGCCCCTCGGCGGCGCTGGCCACCGAGGTGGCGCGCACATAGAAATCACTGTCGGGCGTAACGTCCGCGTCGGGACGATAGTTTTTGATGTCGCGCAGCAGGTTGCCGCGAATCTGGGAGAACGCAGGAACGGGGAACGGCATTAGGCGACCTTCACCGGGTGTTTGAAATGCAACTCTTGACCCGTTTCGTCAATCACAGTCACCCGCAGGTCGCACCAACCCACGCGCCGCTGCTCGGCCTCCACCGTGATTTCTTTCGCACGAAGCGCTTTGACCAGAGGGGCCAAAGCCTGCTCGGCGTACTGCTTGGCCAACTTGCGCACGCGGGGAACGTCGCGCTCTCGCTCCAGCTCGTGTAGCCGCGACCCCATCTCGGGATCGGCCCACCAACTGCCTAGCGGCGTCATGAGACGAAGATAGACAGCATTGGCGAGCGTTGTAACGCGCTCGCCGCTGTAGTCTCCGGTGCTGGGGTTGATTCGCGGGTCCATGCGTGCATTGTGGGCAAACGCACGGCGTGAAATCAGGTGAAGGACTTCAGTAGGTCAGCCAACTGGCTTACCCGTATTGCCGCCAACAGAGTCCTTGTGATGATGGCCAACCTGGCTGATGCCTGCGGCGATAACGTCCACAGTTACCTCCACCGTTCCAGAAATCTGTGCTGCGCCGCCGCCGCTCTCATTGGAGAGGTTCAACCCCCCCTTGCCTGTAAGCATGCCGTCAATCTGCGCCGTCTTGGTCATCGTCACAATAGGGGTATCCATGGTCGCCGCTTCGGTGGCTTCCACGCGCCAGGTCTTGCAGCGCAAAACGTAATCGTCGCATTCCACTTCGATAACACGCCCATTCTTCAAGTGGATGTAATGCCCCTCTTGATGCACAACCGAAACCTCGCCCGTGGCCAGGTCAATGCCCACAGCGGCATGCTCGGTGGCCACGATCATGGAATGTGACGTGGAGCCACCCAGCGCTACCGCGACCCCCATGGTCCCGCCCGGTGGAACAGACTGGAATCCGTAGTGCTGAAATAGCTCAGCACCTTTCACCGGCTCATCTGCCAACCCTTCTCCCGTCACTTTCTTAACGCCCGTTCCCGTGCTGGTGCTGCCGATGACCATGCGGAACGGCATGCGCACTGAGTTGAAGAATCGGCGTATGCGTTCGTCGATGACTTTAATCATGGGCGGATCCCCAGTTCCTGCGGGCTGAATGCCTGCGTCTCCAGCTTCCGTTTCTTACGCGCCACCACGGGTATCCACACGTTGTCCTCTTTGAGGATCAGCGTGGTTGTGGTCGGGGTTCCACTGCCACCGCGAAACGTTCTAGCCATCAGAAAAAGCATCCCTTTGAAGCCTCTGCGCTCGTCTTCCAGGTGAACGCGCTGGCCGGGAGTCCATAGGACGCCACCGCTTGTGCGGTGTCCTCGCACCTCGGCCTGGTACGTCAGGCCATCAAGCCGCCCATCTGCCAATTCCTTTTTCCCGCGCTGCGATAGCGACTCGCCGCTGATGGCATCGCTGACCGTCAGAATCTTGGGCCGATAAACCTTGACGTCTGGATCACGCACGACGGTGCGCATTGCATTTTGGCCGTCCGCGCTGCTGGTGCCGTGTGCCTGGCCAAGAATCGTAATCTCCGAATACCGCCGGGCGATGGATGCGCTGCGCCGCAACCGGCTCACGTTGTTGCCTTTGCCATCGTGTCTCATGACCAGGCTTGCCACCGGCGGCGCATCGTAGTCCGGCCCCCCCACAATCAGCGTTCCGTCCGGCGCAAACCACGGCCAAAGACCGTTCGCCTGCGCAGCTTTTTCCAACGCGTCCCAGGCCGTATCTCCTGGCTCAATGCTTACTTTCTCGGCCACTCCCTTTCCGCGTGGATCCACGCGGACCTTGGAAATTCCTAGCGGATTCACCACCGACTTGACGATTTGATCCAAGGACATTTCTTTGGCTGCGAAGATCGGCGCGCTGCAATCGACAAGTATGCTCGCACCGTCACGGCCCGACATGAACAGGGTAGCGGTCCTGCCTCCTACGTCGTCGTCTACATCGTCGACCGAGCCTGTCATAGCAATATCAGCCCCCACGCGGACCTCGACGCGAGCGCCAGGCTGAACCACTGCCGGCAGCTCGCCATCGGGTAGGCCGAGCTGCACGTTCCACGCGGCAGCCGGCCTGGTCATGTCAGACTCAACTGAGTATCGCGTCCACTTGCCATGCACTCGACCACCGATAAGCAACGACACCGGCTCAATTTCTCGGGCCAGGTCGCGGCTGTCGTCGCCCGCGCTATTGCGAGTAGCCATTGAGTATGTCTCCCGTGTCGATGTCGTTGGGATTGCGCACCTGCGGATTCAAACGCGCCAGCTCGCCGGCCCGTCGATAGTCGCCATACCACTGATGCGCCAGCAAGTGCAGATTGGTGGGGGCATTGACGACGCGCTGACGCAGGGGCGGGCGGGCTTCGATGATGACTACCGCGGCTTCCTGAATGGCCAGAGCTGCGTCCTTGAGTGGTTCCGTAATGCTGCGGGCTTCCTCCACCGGATACAGGTCCCGGTTGGCGTCAATAGCATCCTGGACAATCTCCCTCACGTCCGAAACGATCACCTCGATTTCGGCCGGCGAGAGGGTCGGAGTCTTGGCCTCGTCGGTCAAGATGTCCGATGCAGTGTCGACCAGCTCGGCCGCTGTGATGACTTTGACGACTGCGACAATCGGCTGTTGATCTTCGGGCAGGATCGCAATGGGCTTTTGCGGTTGCAGCGCTCCAGCTTGGCCAGTTTGACCGGGGCGAAACGATGCCGGCGTCTCGCCTTTGGACGACGAGACGGGAAGTCGGATCACGTCATCGAAGACACCTTTCAGCCCGTTCCAATCTGACATGCGGCTGGACTTTCCGAAGCTGCGCAGGTCGACCAGGCCGCGCAGGCCGTCAGCCAGGCCGGACGTGAAGGTGCGCGGAAACTCGATCAGGTCCGTAACTGCGCCGACCCCATTGGTGACGCTGCGAACGGCGCTTAGTACCCGGTCCATGGTCGACCGAATCGAATTGAGTCTGTCGGTGATGCCCTTCAAACTCGTGAGCGCTTTCAAGCGCTTGGCGAAAGACTCCACGCCACTGGCAATCCCGTCCTCTTTGACCTGGCGGCTCGCTGCTGCCTTCTGCTCGGGAAGCTGCCGCGTGAAAAGCGGGCTGCTCGGCGTGCTATGAATAAAGCGCAGGTCGATCGTGCAAGCATCCGGGGTGTCTGCATCATGGCCAACGCGCCAGCCTTCGAGCTGGGCCAACGGGATAGAGCCGAATATGGGATGGATCAGCTCGCCAGGACCCGGCTGCTCCAACACTTCCAAGAACTTTTGATACCGCTGCTCGTAGTCGTCACCCCAAAATACAGCCGTCAAATCAGAGCCGATGGCCCCGCGCCCCAGGTCTTCGGAATCCTCTCCGTTGACGTAGGGATATTGGTGCCGCTGGATGTCGCGTTGCGCTTCATCTTGAATGCGCGCGCAATCGAACTTTACGCCTTTGAATGAGGCATCCAGCAACGTTTCAGACCAAGCCATTAGTTTCTCCGTGCGTCGCGTGCGTTGTGTTCATTGACGGCGGCCGCGATTTCACGTCCATCCAGTTCAACCTTCAGCTCCACCTTCGGCGGGGCGGTGCGATTTGCGTTAATGATTGCCTGCTGCAAGGCGGCGGGATCGACGCCACCGGTTGCCATCGTTGCCGCCTTGGCGGTCTCGGGGCGGGCCTCGCCCGGACCGAACCACGCTTGTCCCAATTTCTCGCCCGCCCAATCCCCGGTCAGGCTGCCAAGAATGCCGCCGCCGATAGCGCCTGCCGCGATGCCGTAGGGGCCGAGAAAGGCCAAAGCCTGGCCGCCGGCATATGCCCCGCCAATGCCGCCGCTGGTGCGTCCGCCGATCCGGGTATAGGCGGCGTTCTTCTCTGCCTCGGGAAGATCACTGCCGGCGACTTGGAGCGCGTCATAGCCACCCAGGGCAACGGACGCGAGCGGGGCCGAACGAGCCAGGACGCCCGCCCCTAAGAAACGGGTCGGCGCGAGTACACCCACAGCTCGGCCGGCCACGCTCGCAGTGCCGCTTGCCACGCCTGCGGCGGCGGCACCCACGCCTACACCGGCACCCGCGCCGGTCAACATCTTGACGCCACCGAAGGCAATGGCGGCTGCGGTCATGACCTTGATGCCATCGGTTGCGCCGGTCAGCGCCGTGGTCAGGCCGGGGTACTTATCCGCATACTCGGCCATCTTCTTGGCCATATCGCCCATCAGCTCCGTGACCGGCTGCAAAGCGCGCTGGCGGGCATCTGCCACGGCCTGGCTGGCCTGGTTCACTTTCTCGCCGGCCGTGGCCATCATGACCGCGCTGCTCGTCTCCAGCGCGCCCACGCCGACGCCCGCGTACTCGCTGCGAAGGCCCTTGATTGATTCCCGCTGGCTCATGTACCCGGACAAGGCTAACAAGGATTCTCGGCCGATGCCCACATCACGAAACACAGACGACTCCAGCAACGTGGCCATCTGCTCGCGGTCGGCCTGGCTGCCGCCTTTCTCCAGGCGTCCCTTGAGCTGCTTGTAAGACTTGTTGTTGGCCATGGACTTGTCGACCAGGGCAGTGAACGTTTCCAGCGGGCTTACGTCCTGCAGGGCACCTTTTCCGAGCGTTCCAGCCAGGTCAACGCCCTTACCACCGATGGACAATTTCTTGGCGACAGCCTGGGACACAGAAGGCTGCTTGAGAGTATTCATCAACGCCATCAACGATTGCGCGGACTCCTGCGGCATGTTGGTTCCGGCCGTGATGGCCTGCATATTCACCAATGCCATCTCCAAGCCCTTCATGCCGGAAATGCCGTAGTTGTCGCGTTGGGATGCCAGCAGCTTGGGCAGGCTGGAAATCATGTTCTCGATGCCATAACCGCCTGTCTCGCCTGCGTGCAGCATCTTGCCCAATGCGGCGGGCATGTCGGCCACAGAAATGTTGTTGGCCTTGAGCGCCCCTACCAGCGGCACTATGTCACGCGACTTTCTGCCCGCAGCAAGCCCGGTCTGTTGCACCGTCGGCAGCATGGCGAATGCCTCATCACGCGACAGGCCGCTGGTGCCCAGCAGGTCGTTCAAGGCGTCCGCAGCTTCTTCGCGCGTCCCGCCCTTTCGCTTTGCAATTGATATCGCGCCGTAGATGCTCTCCTGCCCGCGCTTTCTTCCCTCGGCATCCTCGCTCGCATAGGCCGTGTTCGACATTGCAGCCACTTGCTGGTCAAACGCCATCGTCTCCGACAGGGGCCGCTTGGCCACCGCCACGCCAGCCAAGATGCCGCCGCCAATTGCGGCCAGGCCTTTACCGAACTCGCTGGGCGTTTTCAGCTCGCGCATCTCCCGTTGGAGCATCTTGACCTTTCGCTGGGCTGCCTCGGCAGCTCTGGCCAGCTCAAGGCCCGAGACGCGGCCAGATTGCTCCAGGCGCTTGTACGCGATCATGGTTTGCATGATCTCCCGTTGGAGCGACCTTTCTGAGCGGATGCCAAGCTGCTCCCTGGCCTTGTGCATTCTGTCGGCGTCACGCACGATCTGCGACGATGCATTGCGCGATGCGGCAATCTGTTGCTGCGCCAACTGGACACTGGCACGGCGGCTATGGTCGTACTGGCGAGCGGTGGCAGTGCCTACTGCGGCCACGTCGCGCAGTTCCTGGCGTGCGGCTTCGTGCTTCTTCTGCGCCACCACCGATACGGCTTGCCCAGCCTCTCGGCTGCCCCGGTCGCTGACAACGATCTCAAGAGCAACCTTCATGTTTGTATTGGACACGATGGGCCTCTAGCTAAGTGGTCCGGGTAGACGGTCGCTTGGCCATTCGGGGCCGGACCTTATTCTTTGGTTTGATACGCCGCTGACTGACGATGCGACGCGTTGAGGTAGTGCCGGAATCTCTGGCCTTTCCGTTCAGCTCGGCCAGAGATTCCAGGTAGCCGTCCAACTGCTCGAAAGTCAGACTGCGGACGCGGTCCTCGGGGATGCCGTGCTTTCCAAGGACGAGGACGATCTTTCGGAAGGTGCGGAGTCTCCGCTCGACAGCAGCAGCTTTTTTTTTGCCTCGCCCATTTCCGTATAGATCACATCCACATCGGTCGGGACCATCTCGGCCAGCAGTTCAAAGGTGATGTCCTCTTCGGGAATGTCACCCAGGCGCTGCATGCATGCAGCGAACATGGCCAGGTCGAGACGTGCCACCGACGCGTCCGGGTGGGCTTCCAGAGCGTCGATGTTGTCGCCCATCGTCGGCAGGCGCATGACGAAGTTGTAATGCCTGCGGCCTTGGTAAGGCACGCCGTAGGTAAGCGTGCCGGTGGCCAGGGCTTCCTTGTCAGCTTGCGTGATGGCGTTGGTCCGCGCTTGCTCGTTGGCGTTCGTCATTCATCCACCTTCTTGACCGCAAACATGGTGAGGGTGCGGCGCGCTTCGTTGTCGACGGTGTATTGCTTGCCGACTTCGGACGTGCAGCAGTCCAGGTAGGTTTCGCGCTTGCCGCCGGGCGACGACGGAAACACCGTGATCGTCGCGCCAAAGATTTCGGCCCACTTGATGTCATCGTCAAACGGGATCGGCACCGTGACGCGCAACGAGTATTCCTTAATGCCTTTGGCCACGCCGCCGATGTTGCGGCTGCGATTCATGACCTTGACCGGCTTCATGCCCGTGCTTTCGGTCACGTCGATGTCGATGACTTCGACCTCTTTACCGTCCAGCTCCATGATGATGGCGCCAACGTATTCCTTGATTGCCATGGGTGGCTCCTTTCAGGGTCCGAGGGACCCGTTAAACGTACAGGTCGATGCGGCCGGCGAAAACGTGCATGCCGTGGACGATCGGGGCCGGAATGGCGGCAACGCACATGCCCTTGTTCTGAGCGTGCTTCTGCACCACCAGGCGGTCCTTGTAGGTGTCGATGAGTTGCAGGATTTCCAGGTCCTCGCATTGGTACATGATTTGCAGCAGCACCGTGCGGACCTTGGGCGGCGTTTTTTCCGACAGCAGCTCACGCGGGAAGCGCAGTGCCACAGCCTGGCGGCACGCCTTGCGGAAGTAGTGCAGCGTGCGAAACACCGTGATGTCCAGGCAGGAGTCATCCTTGATGTTCTGCGCGTCGACCAGGTACGTGGAGATGGCGCGCACGATCTGCACGCGGTTCCCGGGGCCGACGACCAGGGGCGTGACGCCATTGAACAGGGCATTTTCCTGTTCCTTGCGACCCGGATAGTCTTCCTGGTCGATGATGTCCAGGCCCTTGATCTCCAGATAGTTCAAGGGGCGCGCCGGGTGTTCTTCGCTCGCCATGACGGCGGCATAGCCTGCCGCGATTTCGCCCGAGCTGCGCTTGGACTTGTTGTACCAGGCAAACGAAATGATCTGCGAGTTGACGCCGCTGGCCACCGTGCTGGCGGCCGCCAGCGTGCCGGGAAAGCCTGCCACCCCGATGGCATCGCGCTGTTCCAGCGGGCCGCCCAGGTCCTCCAGGTGGTCGCGGAATGCCAGCAGCGCGTCCTGGGTAGCGAACGGGCATACCCGGATTTCATACGACGATCCGAACGCCGCAGCGTATGCCGGGCGCAGGTCGGGATCGCCCAGGCCGCCCGCCAGTTGGGCCTTGACGGTGTTGGTCGTGCCCGAGGAATAGCGAACCACGGCCGCCAGTTTGATCTGGTTGCCGGACTCGCCCTTGTGCTTGGCCGTCACCTTGATCTTGCCGGCGGTAGCGGCCGCCGTCACGGGCAGCGCGACCTGGTCATTGACCGCAGCAGCGACGGCGGTGGCCATGGCGGCGGCAGACATGCCGGCTTCCAGCTCCACGCTGACCGCTTCCGGCCCGACCTGGAACGTCAGGATGCCGCGCCCGGTGGCCTCGGCGGTAATTTCCACCTCGGCCTGGGCGGCTTGGCCTGCGGTGGCATCGTCCACCGTGATGAATGCGATTTGCGCGTTCGGGTTGGCTTCGATAGCGCTGATGGCCATGCGGTGCGCGATGGAGCCGTTGCCGAAGTACACAGCGGCGTCTTTGTCGCTGAACACGTCCACCACCTTGAGCGCGGGGACCATGCCCGTCGACAAGCGCTGTGCGTAGATCAGGATGCGCTGCTCGTTCGTCGGCAGAGACTGGCGGGCCAGCTTGGTATTGAACTCGAAATAGACCCCCGGCTTGCGAGTGCTGACGGGGATCTGGTCCAGCTGGATAACTTCGGCCATGTCAGGCTCCTTTCTTCACGGCACGGGCGGCCGGGGCATCGGCGGGCGGCGCTTGGTCGCCGGCCGGCGCGTTCTTGACCTCGACCAGGTCGCCGTCAGCCAGGCGACGCAGGTAGTAGGCGGTTTGCTCCACCGGCGATTCCTTGTCGTCGGTGATGTACTTGCGGCCGTTGTCCTCGCGCGGGACGCGCAGGCCAGGGGCGGCTTTGACACTGATGGTGGTCATCGTCGTCAGTCCTCTTTGAATGCCACCACGTCGGTGGCGTCAGGTGAATCGGTGTTGCTGCGACCCGCCAGCCGGTAATCCAACTGGATGGCGGTGAGCCACGGATAAGGGGCGTCAACCTTGCCGCCGACCTCGGGAAAGATCAGGTCCGGGTCCGTGGCCTCCGGGTCCCCGACCTGGCTGGGGTCCGGGCTTGGCCAGCGACCATTGGTCAGGACGTGTTCAACCCACTTCACATCAAATTCGATGGCATAGACCGAGCTGGCATCGCCCTTGGTGCGGCCGTTAAACATCGGCCGAACCGCGCCAGGCTCCAATTCGCCTACGTCTTCCAGGCCGAAGTCCTGGCCTGCCAGCAGTCGACGGATTGCATAGACAAGCTGATTCGTCCCGACCTCGCCACGCGCGCCACTGCGGGCGGCCGACTCGGAACGCACTGAGCGCTGGCCGACCATAACCGTGAAGCGACCGCGCGCCAGGTTCTTGTTGCGCGATGTGTTCATCCGCTTGGTGTCCTGGACGCCAAGGAACGAAACCCAAGCTGCGGGGAACTGTCGCACCACAGTGGCCAGGTCCTCGTCAAACTCACCGCTGTAAGGCGAAACCTCTTTGACCATCTTTCCCAAGCCGGCCTTGAGGCGTTCGACCATGGCCGCCTGGATGCGATCAATCACGCTCTCTCGTGCCATGGTCAATACGCTCCAGGGCCTTGCCGCCCGAATACCCGCGTACCTTGAACAAACTGCACGCTGCCGTCCGCGCTGGGCGTTACCCCGTTGTCGGCCGGCCCCAGCGTTACCTTGCCGCTGGCCACCAGCTCCAGGAAGCGGACGGCTGCCTTGTAGCGGTCATTGATGGTGTCGGTGGCCTGGCGCTCGTCGCCCGTCAGCACGTAGCGCGTGATGTCGCAGCAGACACGCACCAGGTGCTGGGGCGCAGGGTTCAAGGGAAGCCGGTAGCGCCCGCTGAGATAGGTGTCGATCTCGGCGGACGCCGCCCGCAGCGCACCGCCCAGGATGTCCTGGTCAATGTCACCCGTGACCTCGGGATCGGTCAGCGCCAGCACCTCGCGGCGCGTGAACTGACGGATCATGTCGGCGGCGGTCGCGTACATGGTTACGTCGTCTTGCGGCTGCGGCTGCGGCCACCAGCGGCGGCCGACGTGGTCGCGTCGACCTGGGGCGACTCGACGGCGTCGGCGTCCACCTCCAGCTCGTTGGCGACCAGGTTGGGGTCTGCCATGATCGCGTCCAGCCGCTTCTTGCCTTGAGCACCCGTCAGCTCGTCCATCGGGATGTCGACGGCGTCCGCGCCGAACTGGTAGCCGGCGCGGCGGAAGCTGTCGGTACGTGCCACAACGCGCAGCACCTTGATTTTTTCGGCCATTTGGCCCTCCTGAGTTTGTTTCGGTTGCCGCCGCCCTCGATGGCCAGGGGCGGCGGGTTGGTCGCTATGCCAGGCTTATGGCTTCGCCTGGGCTTTTGGGCTGCGGCGGCGAGTGGGTCTAGGCCAGCCAGGGGGTGGTCAGTACATCGACCACATCGCGGTTGATGTTGGTGGCCCCGTTGGCGCTGCGCTCGGCCTTGACGACTTCCAGGGCGGCGGCGCGGTCCTGCGGGGCGACCACCAGCAGCTTGGGACGGATGCCCAGCGGGTTGCCGTGGTCGCCCTTGAACGATTGCATCCGCGCGTAGGCGTCGTTGAACGCCTGCCCGTCCAGCGCTTCGCGGCTGGCGTAGGCGAGCTGCCAGAGGCTGTAGCCCACGTTTAGGCGAGCGTCCACGCCGTACACGAATTCATTGCGGTTAAAGACGTTTTCGTCCTTGGCATCCGTCTTGGAAACGAATGCGTAGTCGCGGCGCTTTTGGAGGATGAGCGGCTTGATGATGCGCGTGGTGTCCAGCAGGAACCACGGGCGTCCCGTACCGCCCTGAAAGTTGCTGACCGACGCGATGGCGCCTTCCTTGCCCACCGGGTGGTCGGTGTCGAAGAAATACTGGCCGTCATAGCAGGCCGTGGCAAAGCCGGCTTTCAGCAGGTTGAAGATCAGCAGGTCGGGATGCTCTTTGGCGTCCTGGCCCAGTTGGCCCATCATGGGATTGAACACGCCATATTGGTCGTCTTCGATGGCCTCGCGGCCCACCGTCACGGTGTTCTCGAAGGTCTTGTTTTTGATGCTGTAGCCGTGGGCCTTGAGGTTCTGGAAAACCCGCTCGCCCACCCACTCGCGGAATTGCGTGGACTGGCCGAGCCAGGGATAGACCTCGGTTCCCGTGGTCGACGGGACGGGCGTGGCGATCTGTTCCCAGGACGAAGGCGCACCAGCGAATGCTTGCTGGAAGGCCATCCGATAGCCTTGGAAGAGGGTGGCCAGGTTGGCACTGTTGACGATCATGTGTAGCTCCGAATGCGGATGAAAGGTGGCTGACCTTGTCGGGTCAGAATTCGACCCAGACGCCGTCAGCGTCCACGTCGCGCACGATGCCGGCGACGATGGCGGCGGCGTCCTCGCCCACCAGCGAGACCGATTCGTCATCGGTCGCCTTGACGCGCTTGCCGTATGCGGCCAGGGTGATGCCGGCAGCGGCGGGCTTGAGCTGGAAGGTGCCGCGCCGCACGTTGACGGACTGCGCGCCAGCCGTGCCGTCGCGGTTGTCGATCTGTTCCTGCGCGATGCCAACGATGGCGATGGCGGCGGCGTTGCCCGCCGGAACCGCGTTACCGTCAGCGTTCACGCCAACCATGCGGCCCGCGTAGAGGCGCACGGCGGCCGCCACCGGCAGGCGAAGGCCCTGGCCATCGCGGCGCGGGGTGTTGCGGTCATTAGCCATGACGTTTCCTTGGTGAAATATGGCCTGGTCGGGCCGGGGTGGTGGGTCAGTCGTTCGTGCGAGCGGCCTTGAACTTGGCCGGGTCCAGGCCCAGGTTCTTGCAGACGGCCAGCTCGGTCTCGGTCAACTGCGCCGGGTCGCCGTTGGGCTGGCGACCGCCGGTCTGCGTGCGGGACAGCGCGGCGATGGCCGGAGCTTTGTCCAGGTACGCCTTGAGCTGGGCGGGGTCCTTCATGCCCAGCTCCGTAGCCCAGTCCTTCATGGCCGGCACCAACTGGCCGTTGGACAGGGCGGCCGTCACCAGCTCGCTCACCTCGCGGGTGCGGCCGGCGTTTTCGAGTGCCACGACCTGGCCTTTCAACGCCGTCATGGCGGCGAACGGGACCCACTTGGTGGGGTCGGGGTTGCCGGCGTTGGACTTGAGGGCCGCCACCTCCTGGTCCTTCTTCTCGACTTCGCCGGTCAGGGCGGCGACCTGGTCGGCGTCCTGCTTGGCCTGGGCGATGTACTCGTTCAGCTTGGCCAGGATTTGATCCTCGGTCGCGTCGTCGGGCAGGTTCAGCAGCGCCAGCAGCGCTTTCAACAGTTCATCCATCGGGATTTCCTTGGGGGATTGGGCGGGAAAGGGCAGCGCCCCGCCGTGCGCGATACCAGAGGCCAGAGCGCTGGCCGCAGCCACGCGCACCGCGTCCATGTTGTCCAGCGCGGGATCATTGGTCAGCGCGGCATGCAGGATGTCCTGCGGGCGGCCTTGCTTGTCGTAGGTGAATACGGGCGAGATGTAGAGATATTCCTCGGCCGCAATATGGTCCTGGGCGCGCTTGGTCCAATCGACCAGGGCGAATACGCCTTGACCCTCGCGCCACTCCAAGGACTTCATCCAGCCTGATGCGGGCGCGGGCTGGCCGTTGGTCGCAGCGGCCAGCGTCTGGTGCTCGTAGTCGACGACCAGGCGGCGCTGGCGCGCGTTAAACCGTTCGATCAGGGCGCGGGCAATGTCCCCGTCCATGCGCCAGGTGTCCACGTCGTCAGGCCGGCCGTCGAACGCCCGGAATTCGCCAGCGGGGAAAACCTGGATTTCGTGTTGCACCTGGCCAGCCTGGCCAGGCCGCAGCGCAATGCTGAGTGCTGCCACCATCGGCCGGGCGGCAGCCCGTTGGGTCGCCTTGGGGTTGGGTTTGGTTCGGGTCGTAGCCATGACCGCCATGGTGCCGGTCGGTGCCGGCGGCGATCAGTTGAAAGACTTCAGTAGGCGGGGGTGGGGAATTGCCCGGATCGAGGGGGGAATTCCGCCGGATTTGCCAAGTCTGTGCAAATCGTAGGGGCGATGGCAAATGCCGATGGCGTTAAAAACGCTTTTAACGCGGGGTTAACGATAGGCAGCATCGGAATTGGTAGCGATACCGCACCCCACCCCCTGAAAACCGCGCCACGGCCCGATTTTCAGATTCCGGGCTTTGACGCCAGTTTGACCTGGTCGAACTACCCCTGGCCACCCTTGAATGCGCCGGCCAGGTAGTCGGCCACCAGCGCCTCGCTTTCAGTGGCATCGTCGGTCGAAATGCCCAGATACGGACGGGCGGGTATCTTGACCTGGCTGACCGCGCGCCCGCCGACCTTGAGCGCTTTACGCTGCTTCGGGCGAATGACGCCGCCGAATTGGTGAATGGCTGCGTACTCCAGATTGCTACCGACCAGCACCGAGTCAGGCAGGACCTGCCAGTGGATCGAGCTGGACAGGTAGCCGCGCAGCGTCAATATCTTGTCCTTGTTGGCGGGCTTGGCCTCCCTGTACCAATGGGCAAGCGGAGTCCAGGCGCTGCCATCTGGCGCGGTCTGTGAGCCGAAGCGGTCCCGGCTAGAGCCGGCCAGGTATTCCCCGATTCCGCGCAATGCCGGCGTCATGTCCTGGGCCAGCTCGGCCAGGCGCTTCATGGTCTGGGCAAACTGCGCATCGTTGACCGTTACCACCAGCATTTGTACTTGCTCCTACTTTGCCGCGTCTGCCGGCGCGCCGTACCAAAGGTTTCCCCGACGCAATCGGGCGAGCGCCTGGCCATGATCGGCAGGAACTTCCGCCCACGCTTCCAGGTAGCCCGATCCGACCTGAGCAACCATGACAGCCTCGGAGCCGTCAGCCCGGCGATAGCCTTTGATGAAATGGGTACGCAGGACGTAGGCACCCGATACGCCATCCCTGAAAAGGTTTTGCCATACCTCCCAAGGCTTGGTCAGAAGATCGACCAACATGGTCAGCAGCGGCAGCGGCTCGGCTTCTTTGGCCAGGGGAGTGGCCAGGGCATGCGCCACCAGGGCAATGGGGATGTCATGGGACCGCACCAGGCGCACAGGACCTCCCAGCACTTGCGCGACCTGGTCGACCCATTCACCAGAGGATTTAACGGCTTGAATGGCCGGTGCAGGGGCCGCAGTGATGGGAATAGCCCCGGTACGCCCCGCCGAGCTGGGCGAACCAGGTAACACCGGCCGCCACCGAGATGCGGTCAAGTCCGGCCCGTATTGCAGGGCCTGGCTTGCGCGCTGGCCAAGCGAGCCTTGCGGCACCGTCGCGCCTGGCGCGTACTCAAACCCTGGGTCAATCCCTTCGGGCAGGCGAACGGTGCGCGGGGTCGGGCCGTGTTTACCAATGACCACCTCACGCTCTGGTATGTCCGGGGCCTGGTCCGGGCCGTCCTTGCCAAGCTTGCGCAATTGCCGCTCGGTCAGCGCTCGGATCGAACACTGGCACCCCCAGCCATTGGGCGGAAAGAACTTGTCCCAAAACGGATCATCCCAGCGCAATACCAGGCCATCGAGCGCCAGGTGTTCCGGCCGAGGGTGCTTGACCGCGTCGGAATGCACGTACATCCAGTACGGATGCATTTCTGTCATGCTCAGGAGCTGCTCACGCCGGCCGGCGGCGAAGCTCGTAAACATGTTGGTTTCGTAGATGACGCGGCTGCGCCAGTTGCGCGAGCCGTTGTAGTCCCAGCCGTGCGCCGTCACGATCCGGTCAAAGTCCTTGCGGAACGACTCCAGCGACTTGCCCTCGGATATCGCCTTTTCCACGGACTCAAAGAAGTCCTGCACCAGCGCTTCGCGCGTGGCTCCGGCGATGACAAAGCCGTGGTCATGGCCAGCGGTATATAGCTGAGTCCAGGACTCGGACGGCAGCGGCACCTTGCGCCGAAAGAAAGCGATCTGCTCGGCAAAGGGCACTCGCCCCACGTTCAGGGTCGGGCTAACCACGGGCCTGGTCCAGGATGTCGGCACGTCCGGCCAGCGCCGCCGCCGTTAACGCCTCGGCCAGCAGCCCCGCGTACTCGTCAATGCCCATCTGGGGGGCCAGGGCCAGCAGCCCGTCCCGTACTTCCTGCAGGTTCTTGGCCTGGTCGACCAGGTCGCGGACCTTGGCGATCCAGTCGTCCATGGTCGGGGCGGCTTGTGCAGCCAAGCGCGAGACTTGGCCGGCGGCCGTCGCCGTACCGGCCGGCGCTGCGCCGGCGGTCCCCGTCAGTGCTGCGACGGCAGCGCCGAGCTGGGAAGCTGCCGCAGCCAGCCCGGCCGCATCGGCCGCGCCTGGCGTGGGCCGTTTGACCAGGACGGCTTGGCCAGCCGCAGGCTTGGGGATGTTGGCCCGTTCATGCGCCCAGTCCACGGGAATCTGCATGCCGGCGTCGACCAGGCGCGGCAGAGCCTGAGAAAGCGTGCGCAGGTCATCGAAACGCCGCGTATCAAAGCGGAACTCCGGCGGGCGACGGCCAGCAGCGCCGGCAATGTTGAGCGCGCGCATCGGGCCGATGACATACCGGTTGACCGTGGCGGCGAGCTGGCGGGCATCGGACACAAGCAAGTCGTGGCGGACTTCGTTGTGAATATTGCCCAGCGCGTTGGTGGACGACTTGCCATCGGCCTGGCTGGTCAGCGTACCGCCCAGGATGACCTTTGACTGTGTACGCTCGCACCAGGCAATCATGGCCTCAAAGGGTTCCTGTGTTCCTTCCGCTGCGCTCTCGAACTCGATCAACATCGAATCCGGGATGATGCCGGCGGCGTTGTGGCCAATGCCAGCTACTGCCGCCAGCAACGTGTCCTTCTCTCGGTCGGTCGTGCCGGCCGGGTATTTGCCCACGCGCAGCGGCAAGCCGTAGATTTCCAGGAACTCGGCCAGGTCGCGGACAGAATAGTTTTTGAACAGGTAGGGCCAGGCCAGGGTGCGGTGCAAGCCTGCCCGTGTCAGATACCCCGAGCGGGCCTTGTGCTGGTGGACCACCCAACCCAGCGGCCAAAGCTCCTGCCCATGCGCCGTACCATCGCGCAGGCGCAGCGCATTGCCGTCATGGGGCAGCGTCTGAAACCAGCGCTGCGGCCGGTGATGAAAGGCGCGCTGCAAGGTGTAGGGGCCAACCTGGTGCCATTCCACCTCAATCGGGGCGAAGCCATGGCCCACCGCATCCATGCAGTCCAGCGTGAATTCATCGAACGCGGGCAGCTCGGACAGCAGCTCACGCATGATGGCGGTGTCGCGCTTTTCTTCGTCGGTTGCGTTGATCGGCTCATGGACCTCCCAGTCCAAGGTCAGGATGGCGCGCTTGCGCTTGGCCATCTCGGACATGATGTGGCCGTCCTTTTCCTCCATGTCCGAAAAGAGGTCGGCTTGTGCAACCAGGTTGCCCTGCTCGGCATCTTCCAGGATGCGGTGCAGGCGTTGCGGCGTCAGGCCGCGTGAGGGATGTTCGGCCCATTCGCGCGACACCCAACCCAGGCGAGCGGTTTGGGGTTCGTGCAGGGCGTCCCGGTTCATCGGGCGGCCTCGGGAGTCAACAATTTGAGTCATGGGGTTTCCTACCAGGCCCCCACGTCATGCCGGGCGTCGTCTGCCTTATCGTCATCGGCGGTGTCGTGGGAGCGCTTGTTAGCGGGCGTGTATTCAAAAACTCCGAAGCCGGTAGTAGCGGCCATCCAGAGCATATGCAGGGCATCAGGGCCGTCATCGTGGTCAGCCATGGGCCAATGGGTAAGCTGACTGTTGAGGGTCTTTTGCGACGGATGCAGGCGAATGAGACCGTTGGCAACGTGCGGCTGTATCGACGCAATGCGCAGCTCCTTATCTGAGCCTGGCGTAATGCCTCGCGCCGGAACTGGAACGCCGAGCGCAGCGGATCGCTTGATCAGCTCGGTGCGCAGGAACTCCTGAAACTGGACCGACTCCACCACCCACAACAGGCAGCGGTATTCCCGCTGCAAGTCGATCACGTCGCTGATGATCTTGTCCGGCACGCGCTTGCCAATCTTGGCTTCCACAACGTCCAGGACGCCGGTGACGCGGTTAAAGCCGCCCACCAGCAACGCGGACGGGTCACGCCGGTTCCCGGCCTTACCTAGGCTCGGATCGCATGAGCCATAGAAAAGCCAATCGGCCAGGCGGTTGACCCAAAAGGTGATGACACCGGAAAACGGTGCGTTATCCCCCGCGACCGGGTCGTTTTGCAATTCCGAATCGAAAGCGTCGTGTCCGTCTCGCGCGCGGATAACCATGAGCGACAGGATGGGGCGCGCGGCTGGCCAGGACACCACCGCGCCCTCGATCATTTCGGCTTCGTTGGCGGCGTAGAACAGGCGCGCCGTGTCCGGGCCGTCGTTGCGGTACAGCTCCTCCCATTGGTCCCACAGGTCCATACGGTTTGGCCAGGTGATGACCGCCTGAAACTTGATGCCGCGCCAAAAGTGATTCTTGAGCAAGCGCGACAGCACCGAGTCATAGTGCAGCACGGTGCCAATGATGACCACGTCCAACTTTTCGCCCGGCCCGGCCAGCTTCATGACGGACTTGGCCAGCCAACCTTGGAGCTTGTCGCGCTGCTCGGGCGAGCGCACGTTTTCATCGTTCTCCAGGTCATCGCCCACGACCAGGTCGGGGCGGTGTGGGCCATGGCGACGGCCACGAATCCGCTTACCAGCGCCGAAGACTTCCACCATGCGACCGTTCTTGGTGATGATCTTGCCGACCTGCCAGGTACTGCCCTGGCCAACGGCTTCGGGAAAGTCCATGGCCAGGCGCGGGTTGCTTTCCAGCTCGGCCTTGATGGCCTCCAGCATCACGGCCGATTGCTCAAAGGCATCCATGACGATGACCGGATACCACTTGCGCTCGGTGATGACGCACCAGATAACGAATATCTGGCTGGTGATGGTCGACTTGGCCTCGCCACGGGGCGCGGCGATCACGTCCGATTGCGATTCGGGCGCGGCGACCATCGCCGGCAGCCGCTTGTACAGGTAGTCATGCAGCAAGCTGTTTGCCTTGCTGATGTAGTGCGGGAAGTAGGTGCGAGCGAAGTATTCAAAGTTGTCCCACGCTGCTGCCCTGCGCTCGCGCGCAATCTCGGGGTCGGTATTGAAGCCGGAAACCTCGGCCTCAATCATGGCCCGCATACCTGCGGCCAGGTCGGTGATTTCTTTCAGGAAGGCCTTGCGGCTCGTCCGCTTGGCCTTGATTTCAAAGCGAGCCATACGCTACCCGCCGAAGTTGTTGGCCAGCACCTCGCCAAACGGCTCCAGTATCTGGACGAAGGCAGTAGCGTGCTTGGGGTGATGCTGGTTGATAAACTCGGCTAGCAAGTGCACGACTTGCATGGCCGTGGCCAGCTCGCTAGTTTCCGGCAGGATGCGCTTGGACGCCGACACCGTCTTGTTGTAGGCATCGGCCAGACTGGACAGCATTTGCACCTTGGCGGCCGGCTTAATGTCGGTGTCCACGTTTACCGCATCCATCGTCGCCTGGTACTGCATGACCAGGCCCGCCAGCATCTGGCGGGCGATGTTCTCGATGCCGCCACCGGAAAGAAGCTGCGCGGCCTGGGCCTTGTCCCAATCGTCGCCGTCCTTGGCGGATTGGCCTTTCCAGCGCGCGGCCGTCGCATAGGAAACGCCGGCTTTCAGCGCCGACACTTCCAGCGATAGGCGGTCGTACACGTAGGCGCGTCGCACCGCATCACGGGTTTCCTTCGGGTGAGCCATGCGTCACAGGCCCATCTTGGCCTTGGCCAGCGCCACGCCCACCGCGATGAGGCCGCCCGTAATGCCGCCGGCCGTGGCACCGTACACCACGGCGTCTTTGCGCACTTCCTGGCGCATGCGGTCAATCTTGCCGTCCAGGTTGTCCAGCTTGCCGTCCACGCGGCGCAGTAGCTGCAACTGTTCGTCCGGGCCTGCGTCGTTGGTCTTGTCTTTGGCGGTCATGCTTGTTTGTCCTGTTTGGAATCCAGTTTGTCGGTCATGCGGTCTAGCTTTTCTTCGATGCGGCGCATAAGCGCTTCCAGCTCACTGCGCCGCGCATAGTCGCTCGCCTCACGCGCAAGCTGTTCGCGTAGCTCGGCCACCTGGACCTTGAGCGTTGCGACCTGTTGCGCGTTTTCTTTCTGGTCGCTTTGCACGCGGCGAGTCCACATGCCGACCAGGCCCGCGATGACCATCACCACGACGCTAAAGAGTTGCGCGCCGCCAATCTCGATCATCATGGCGTCTTCCCCTCATCAAGGTCCAAGATGGCATTGAGCTGCGCGACGAGCTTCTTGCAGACGGCCGCATTGTCGATATGCGTGGTCAGTACATCGGCCTGGCTTACGGTGCTGCGGGCAAGGTCTGCGGCGTCGATTCCACCGAGGGAACCAGCGGCTGGAATGCCGGCGGCCGTTCGCGCAGCGGGGCCGGTAGCCGTAGCGGCTTCGGGCATTCGTAGGCCAAGGGCGGCGTTGTAGTCGCGCACCCAGCCAGCAGTAAAGGGACGATCAGGCAGGGCAACAGGCGCCGCACCGGGCTTTTCGATGTAGACGGTTGATACACGGGGGACTCGCTTCTTGAGGTCATCGGAGAGCTTGGCGTTCTCCGCGTTGGTGGAAAGAAGCCACGCGGACAGCGCATCACCTCGCTCTTGCTCGGCGCGCAGCTCGCGCAGATGCTTGGCCTGGGCGTCGGCCGTGGCCTGGCTCTGCTTGACGACATAGGCGTTATGGCTGGCCTCGGCCTGCGCCGTCGCGTAGCCATAGCCGTGCAGGTAGCCGCCAGCACAGGCGACCACCACCAGCACAAACCAGGCGGCGGTGGCATCGATGCCGAGCCAGGACAACAAGCGGGCGATCATTGCTTACCCTCGGCGTCGTCGTTCGGATTCGTCTGCTGCTGCAAGCAAGGTTGATCCACGTAACGCAGCGCGGCGATCAACACGCCGAGCGCCATCGAAATCCAGGCGAAACGGGATTCGGCCACCAGGGACCGGAATAGCGGCAGTAGCTCATAGGCGGCTGATGCCACCGCAAGGACCAGGCCGAGGATGACCGTGTACGAGCGATGGAGCCGCCGCCAGCTCTTGGTCAGTCTCGGGCGGCGCTTCACGACCAGGCCCCGGTCAGGAACAATTGCCGCTCGGCCTTGCGGCGGCGCTCCAGGCCGCGCAGCGGCACGCCACCCGAGTAAATCCATTTCAGGAATTCCTCTGCGGCTCCGGCGTAGTCGCGCGCCAGGACCTTGCGGGCCAGGGTGGACGGCTGGCCGTTGGTCAGCATGAACAGGCCGGACTTGATGCCGCGCTTGCCGGGGCCGACGTTGTAGAGGAAGGACACCAGCGCGTCGAACTGGCCTCGCGTGAGGGGAACGCTGGCAAAGAACTTCTTGACGGCGTTCTCACGCTCGATGAGGTCTTGCGCCAGCATGGCGTCCGCGACCGCTTGCGTGATGACCAGGCCCTTGTACACGTCCAGGCCCGTATGGCCCCAGCCGATGGTCCATACCTTGCCGGTGGCGTCCCAATACGCGGTCAGGCGGCAGCCCTCGAAATGTTCGATGAGGGAGACGCCAGCCTCGGAAGTCTTGTCAGGGTGCATAGTCGTGTCCAATAGTTGCTGGACACGACTATCCCAGCGCGGCCCTTATGGCGCGCTGTGAAATACTTCAGTGGGTAGGGGTAGGGCTTAGAACAATCCGAGCTGGCCGGCGGCGCGGACGGCCTGCTCGCCCTCGCCGTAGCGGTCGGACATCTTGAGGATCGACCAGATATGCCGGTCGGAGTATCCATAGCGAACGGCCAGGACGGAAACGGCCTGCACGGCGGACGTATCGCGCGTGAGACGGTCGAACGTCTGCCGGATATCCCGGTAGATGTACTCCACCAGCGCATCGCGGCAGCGGGGGATGTAGAGCGATTCGCCACCGAAGTGGCGAACCATGGCCGTCGCTGCATCCGGGCCGACCACTTCGGCCAGGGCCTCAAACTTGGCTTCACCCAGGCGGGTTTCCCGCTGGGGGACGGCAAAGGTCGTGCCGCCGAGCTGGCGCACCAGCTCCGAAGTGGCGCGCAGGCCGATGACGGCAATCAGCGTCTGCGCAGCGGGCGGCAGTAGGCCCGCAACTTCGGAAAGATCAGTGGAGCTGGCGGCAAGCTTGTTCACGGATAGGCCCGTCCATGTCGGTTTGCGTCGATAGCCAGCGCGGCGATCAGCTTGGAAAGCGCCTGCTCATCGCAGAATTCCAAGGCATCCACCTTGGCAATGCGTTTGACCATCACGTCCAAATACTTGCGGTCGCGGCCGGCGGCGGATAGCTGCGCGGTGAGCTTGGCCAGCAGGCGCTGGCGAGACTGGCCAACACGGTCCAGCCTTTGGCGGCTTTGCGACTTCACGCCCAGGCGGGCGAAGTGGTCCAGCACGCGGCGCAGCTCCACAATGTCCATGTCCTTGCAACTGGCCTTGCCTGTCTGCGCGTGCAGCATCGTGCGGTAGTCGTCATCGTCCATCCCCGCCTGCGCCTTGAGTACGTGGATGGTGGTGATGGCGCGCTTGCGCTCGTTAGCGCGTTGGGGGATCGGGCTACGCATGGGGCCGTTCCTTGGCGTGTTCACTTTCCAGCACCGCCGCATAGCCCACGCCGACCAGCTCCACGTTCTCATTGTTCGCCAGGAAGTGGCGAAGCATGACGCGCGCGGAATTCCAATGGTGCGAGTAGACGGTAAGGGTCGAGTCTGCGCCCATCTTCTTGGCCAGGCGAATCCCGACCTGTTTGACCAGCGCTTGGCGCTTGGCCGGCGGGTACAAGCGGACCAGGCTCGGGCGCATAAACCGCCTACGTTCTTCGCAGTCATCCAGGACCTGGCTGGCATGCATCCAGCCATTGACGAATACGCGCAGGACATACTTGAGCGCGCCTACTTCCGTCACAGCGACGGTTACGCGGAATCCATCGCACCGCAGCGCCACGCGACCCCACGGCAAGCCCAGCTCGGCCTTGATCTTCTCAACATCGTCTTTCGTGAATTTCGCCACGTTCTATCCTCTACTGGCCGACTGCGGCCCGTTCTGCCTGGGTGCGCTTGCGTCGATGGTTGGCCAGGTACGCCTGGCGTTCGGGGTCTTCTTTGTCGCAGGCTCGGCAGCGCGAGCGGGGCCGGCCTCGATCCATAAAGAAAAACTCGCCATCAGCCGGCCAGAAGCACTTGCAGCCTGCGCATCGAATTTCGCGGCCCAGCTCTGTTTCCATGCTTTCACGCATCGTTTCCTACTCCAGAAGTTGCCGGGGCCGCACACACCCCGCCCGGCCAGGGTCCTGAACCGCGCACGTTTACCCGCGTGCGCCCGTCGACGGCTGACGGTAGGTCGGGGCCAAGGGCATACGGGCGCGTCAGAGCGCCGCGAAGTCCAGAGGGATAGCCACGTACTCGTCAGAGCCTTCCGCGCGCTCATAGAAGCGGATATAGGGCTTGCTGCCATCCACGCGCACGCTATCGCTGATGGCGGTCATCGCGCGCTGCCACTTCTCGTCCTTGATTTCCAGGCGGCGCAAGCCCAACACGCGGCCCGTGTTGATCTGGCCTTCCTGGTCGACGCGGAAAGCGTCGTTGACCAGCACTTTGATTTCGTCGCGGCTGCCCTCGGACCAATCCATGATGCACTCGTCAATCAGCGCCTTGGCGGCCTGCAAGCGTTCATCGAACGCCAGGCGCTCCTGCACCTGGCGCACGACCTTGTAGCGGCCGCTGTAGCTGGTGAGCGTGACATTGCCTTTCTTGCCGCCTGCCTTGACCCCGTACTGTTCCTGGCTGATAGCAACGAACGATTCCACGTCAGCGAAAACGGAGCCTTTGAGCCGGGCCAGGTTTGCGTTTTCTTCCTTGACGGCGGCAATCATGCGTTCAATGGTCTGGTCGCGCAGCTTGTCGATGTCGCTAACCATGGACTCGGGGACCAGGCTACCGTCTGCGCGTTGGCGGTAACCGCTCGGGATGGAGGTGTTCATGCAGTTTCCTTTCTGCTTAGTGGTAAGAGGGGGCTTCGGGCGGGGTGCCTCGGCCGCTGGTGACTTGAAAGGCGCAGCCGTTCCAGGGCAGCAGCTTGTGGCCCATCTGCGTGGCCGCATAGCTCACCATCTGGCCTTGGGCACGCTCGGAAATGTGTGCCATCACATACAGCGAGCGGGCGATACCTACGCTGGCGCCGTAGTTCCCATAGATTTGAAGCGGCGTTTCTTCGGGCTGTTCGGGGTGTTGCAGTTGGAAGAAGGCTTGCACGCACTCATCAAGCTGCGGCGTCCATTGGCCAGGTTCTTCGGTGAGCTTTTCGTACATGGCGCGGTGGGCCGGTTGCGCGGCCTGCGCAGTGTCATTGGGGTTGGCTTGGCTATTCATGAATCCGTCTCCTGTCGATTACTGCGGTGTCGTCCAGAGGACACGCACACCAAACACCGATGCGCTATGCCGTTGCGTTGCTGCGTTGTGGGTACTGCCGCCCGCCTCGCTGATAAGCCGTTCGGCCTGGTGGGGCAAGATCGGGCCGAGGTCGACCACCGGGGGGCCGTCGTCGTTCGGGGCCACGTCCTGGTCCTGGATACGCAAGCCAAGCTTGCGCAGCTCGCGGCACGCCGCATTGATGGTGGCAAGGCGCGCCTGGATATCCAGGGTGAGGATGGCGGGCTTGTGGATGGCGCTTTCCCGGAACAGGGATTGATCGCTGACCATGCGCGAATCGTTCGCTGCGTTCATCATTGGAATTCCCCGATGATCTCGGTTGAGGGTGTTGCCTGCTGGTGTACGTACTTGGCGCGATGCGGGCAGCCTTGGCATGCACGCCAGTGGCGCAGCTCACGCGGGTTGTTGATAGGCGGCGATTCCCGGTCAGCATGTCCACGGCACTCTGCGCCGGTGATGACAGTGGCCTGGCCATGAAACTCGGTCAGGAAAGGGCAATGCACCTTCGTGAACGCCTGGATAGCCTTTTCCGCCAGCTTGGCCACGCTGGCCTTGCCGGTGCCGTAGGGGCCGCATTGGTTGATGACCTGCGACAGGGCAGAGCGCGAGCAATTCATGCGCTTGGCTGTCTCGGTGATGTTGGATGCCTGGACCTCGGCCCGGACTAAATCAAGCCACGACGCCATATTCGCGTTCCTCATTCGGGTCATAGACGCAGTCCTTGCCGCGTCGGGTGGGGGCCAGCGGGCCGGTGTCCCGCACCAGCAGATACCGCTTAAAGCCGTTGCTGGTGGGCTTGCTGCCAGGCTCGCGCCGCATGTCGGTCAGGTAGCCGGTGGCACGCAGCGCCCGCAGGTATTTCTGCACGTTGTTGGTCGCGCACTCGATTTCCTGGGCGGTCGCGTTGCCATCGCACAGCAGCGCCACAACTTCCGGTACGGAAGCCTTTTGACGGATGCGCAGCAGCCGCCATACCTTTTCCCGCAGTGAGCCGGCCGTGTTCCTGGGCTTACCGCTAGGCCCCTTCGGGCCGCTCTTGAGGTTGGCCCCGGCTTCCAAGGCAATGCGCCCTTCGTTCGTCAGACGAAACTTGCCGGGCTTTACCTTGCCGTCGCTGTAGGTCTGCCGGGCAAGGTAGCCATGCGCCACCAGCTTGTCGCAGGCATTGGAGACTTGCTTACGCTCCAGCTCGGATTCGCGCACGATGTCGTCCAGCTTGACCTGGTCGGTGGCGTCGACCAGACGATGCAGCGCGGCCATGACCGCCTGAGAGGTCCATACGTGACTCATGCAACCCTCCCCGGCACGCGCGAGCGGCGACCCTGCCAGTCGTGGCACAACGGGATGTCCTTGACGTGTTCGCCCCGGACCTCGGACAGGCCGTTGGTGACGGCCAGGCGCTCGATAGCGGCAATGCCGTTCATGACAAGGCGCATGCGGCCTTCCGATTGCCGATGCAGTTCTGCGATGACGGCGTCAGCAATCTTGACCTCGGCCAGTTGGCGGGCGGTCAACAGCACGTCCTGCTGCGTCAACGGCTGGAAGTGAACGACCTGCGCCACGCGGCTGGATATCTGCGGGTAGCGCGCAATGCGGCTTTCAATAGTCTCCATGCCGACCAGCACCACCAGGACCTCGGTGAGGTCGGAGATATCGCGCACGCATTCCAGGATGGACGCAGTAGTGCGCACGGTGAATTCCGCCTCATCAATCACGATGGGGGTTTGCCGCTGGGCGACATGGCCAATGATGCGGGCTTGCACTTCCTGATTGCGGCCGCTGTTGGACAGCTTCAAGGTGTCGGCCATCTCCGTCAGCAGGCCGCGCTTGGTCCACGTCTCTTTGGCGCGCAGATAGATGGCGTTGGTATCCATGGCGAAGCGGTCGACCGTCTCGCTCTTGCCCAGCCCGGCCGGGCCGGTGACAAGAAGGATAGATGCCTCGCGCGCGCCGCGCTGTTCAACGGCCTTGACCGCCTCCATAAAGCGCACGTAGTTGGTGTTTTGGACAAAGGCTTTTTTCATGGGGTAATATCCTCCTGACTCTTGCAAGTCAGTTTTGCCGGCCCGGTTGGTGTTCCCGCACCTTCCGGGCCATTTTGTTAAGACCTCACGCAACCCTGCGTGAGGCGCTGTTGAAACGGTTCAATTCCTGTTCGTCGTCGTCGGTCCAGTCCAGACCCAGCAGCTCGTAACGCTGCGCGAACAGGGCATACCCTTCCGGGTCCGCGACGTAGTCACGCAGAAATTGCTGATCTGATTCGGACCAGGCCGTGCGGCCTTCGGCCTTGAGCCATTCGTAGCGCTCCGAGGGATTGCGGAACGCTGGGCGCGCTGCGACCTGGTCGCGCTGCCCGTGGTGCAGTTCAATGGCCTGCACTTCAAGGGGTTGCTCCAGGCGCTGCGCGTCGTAGGACGCAACAAACTGCGCGGTCTGCGTGGGGTTGTTTTCCAGCACCATGGGACCGCCGTGCAGCTCGTCGCGCACTTCCGTAAGCTTGTCCTCTAGGCGGCGCGCACGTCCCTCTGCGCGCTTGCGGCTGGCGCGATCCAGGAAGCTTTCCGGCATGAAATCGCGGCGGTTGCCATCCAGTTGCGCCTTGCACAGCAGGACGCCATCGGCGTCGTATACCCACACCTGGCTCGGGTCGTGAATATCGAAACCGACATTCACGCCCTCGGCGTGGTACTCGGTCAGCTCATGCGAGAAATAGATGTTGTTGAACAGACGGATTTCGCCGCGCAACACTCGGCATTGCTGCTGCGGCCGGAACAGATGATCCGTTTCCGCCGGCTGTAGCTGGACCAGGTCAGCCCCTTCCTGTACGCCCTTATTCCACGCTTCATTGGGCGTCATGTGACGGCGCTTGCCCGATACGGAATCAGCCACCATCGGCAAGCCACGGTGCGGCCGGTCGTTGTATTGCGCGACCTGGTCAGCGGCAAAAGCCACGAAGTCCGGCCAGGTCATCAGGGCGCGACTTGCCCCCAGGCGCTTCACATCGCGCCGGGTAAGCTTGTGGACCTTGTTGCTCGCCTCGGCGTCCATGTCCTTGCCGATGTACGTGGGCAGCTCTTTGGCGGCGCGGACCCAAATGGATTGATGCGCCCGTTCGATGATGCCGCGCGCCTGCGAGTTGTAGGGCAGGGAATGCGTTAGCGTCGTGCCAAGGCGCGACAGTAGGCCGGTGCCGGGTCCGCTAATCATGGCGTTGATATAGCCCGCGCCTCGGTCGACATAGAACACGCTAGCGATGCCGCCGTTTTGCGTGGCGACTCGGAGCGCGTCCAGGACGGCAAGGCCGGATTCGGCCAGGTCCGTCGACCAGCCCAGGGCTTTGCGCGTTGCCGTGTCCAGGACGGTCGTGATTTCCGGGCGGAACGGACGGCCGTGGCGCGGGTGCGCCACCTCGGCGTCGAACGCGTGACCGTCCGCCATGTAGATGTCACCAGGCCAAAGCTTGGACGTATCGCGGCGCACGAACGGTTTGATGGCCTTTATCTCGCGCGGCCCCATGCGGCCCTGTTCCACGGCCACATTGCCCATCTGCCCAATGAATCGGCGCAGGGTGTCATAGCTGGGCGGCGTTACGCCTTTAGCAAGGTGCGCAGGCAGTTGGTCATGGACCCAACGAAGCGATGGCTTTTGCGGGCGCTGGTAGAGCTTCAGGACGGTTTCCGCCCAAGGGGCCGCGACCTGGCGCAGCCAGTTTCCACGCCTAGCCTGGCCAGCGTCGGCGGGTGCCAACAAGTCAACGGCATTCGGCCGCGTTAAATCGAACTTCGACAGCCACCGGTAGACGGTGGCGCGGGTCAACGTGCGCGACGTTCCCGCGCGGTTGTTGGCAACCGGCAGCAGTCGAGCCAGCGCATCCGGCAGTTGGTTGGCTTGGGCCGCACTGACCATTTTTTGAACGGCCCGATCCATACCCAAGTCCTGAGCGTCCCTGTGTACGCATTGGAGAATTGCGGCGCGGGCCTCTGCGACCTGCCGCTGATGCCCGGTGAGGGCAGAGCCTGGAAGCAGGTCCGACTGGGGCTGTTGTGTAGGCTGTTCGCCCTGTTGGGACCGCTTCGTCTGAATCGCTGCCACAACGTACAGAGGCGGGGTGTACAGGCGAACTACACCGCCGGCACCGCCTCCATTCTTGGACGCCTTTTCCTCACGATACGGCCAGCCCTCGCTGAGTGCGCGCCGGGTAACGCCGCGCTCTGTCTGAGGCAACGACGGAAGCGCCAGGCGGGCAATGTCTGATGCAGTGAGCGATGGTGTCATTGCAGGTACTTTCCGGGCCAAAGGTCAGAAAGGGGCAGCGCGACCACTTGCGCGATGTAAGAGGCAATCCGGCGGGACTTGCCGCGCCCGTGGATGATGTGGGAGACGGCCATACGGGAAACATCCAGCTTCACCGCTATTGCGGCTTGGGAGTGGCCTGCTTTCTTGATCGCTGCTTGAATATCCGCTGGGTGCATAATTCAACATAGAAACTTGATTAGTTGAGCTATTCTGCTCGGAATTACGAGAACCGTCAAACGGAAAATATCGCTATGGCGAGCGAAGACGAAGACATAGGCGCACGGATCCACGGTGTACGAAAGGCTGCGGGCCTTAACCAGCAAGGCTTTGCGGCCAGGTTGGGCACCTCATCGGGTCACATAAGCGAGCTGGAAACGGGAAAGTCCGTGCCTGGCGGAAAGTTTTTGCTCTCGTTAAAACGAGAATTCCGCATTGACATCGACTGGCTTCTGACGGGTGAAGGCGAGAGACCGGCGGCGTTGCTTTCCGAGGACGAGCGCATCCTGGTGGAGCAATTCCGGCATACGTCTAAGGCGGGGCGGGATGCCTTGTTACAGACTGGCGCGGCGCTCGCTGAAGGGTCCAAGATCAAGAGACGCAAGGCCGCTTAGTTGGCCTTGTCAGTTCAACAAGTAAATCCGGCATCTATTTTTCTTGTTCGTCAGTGATACTTGATAGTCGTTTCCTAATTGCTTTATCGATCAACGCTTTATGATGTTTTTTCTCGCATTGGCGATCCGTTGCAGTAGTTCGCCAGTGTTCGCTAGGGTGGCGAACCCAATTTAAGGAATCCTGATGAAAAACGGTCTCTGTATGGCTGCGGTTGTGGCATTGGCTGTCGGAGTTGCATTGCCGGCGCTTGGGCAGGGCATGGCCACGTTGCGCACGGCCTCAGACGTGCGATTCATCACGGACGACGCCGTGACATCATCCAAGGCCTGGAATGCTGCGGAAACGAAGGCTGCGGCCGGAGAAGTGCTGGGCGCGTTAAACGGGGCTGAGGCGACGCTTAAGCGGGCCATCTTGGAGAAGGACACAGCCTTTTTCACTGGCGCGGGGCCTGCGTACGTGGAGCGGACCTGGTTGATGCAGACCGCCGAGCTTGTTTCACCAGTGCTAGGCATCCAGCAGCATGGCGCGCGCAATCCGTTGGTCGCGCCGCTCCAGCCTTGCAAACAGGCCTCGCTGGAGCTAGCCACGGTGTTTAACGGCTATCGCACAGCATTGCTGGAACGGCAGACCCTCACCGACGCGCAAACGAACCCGGTAGTGGTGGCAGCAGCGCGAGCCTACGACCAAGTCATGGCGGAATGCCGCCGGGTCGTCGCAAATACGTAA